TTCCTCTATATAAGTACTACCAAATGCTAAATGCATATAGTCATGTCCAGATTTATTATATGAAGCATGTGAAGTTCTTAGCTCTACTCTATTGCTATTATTACTAAATTCTATTTCACCACTCAAATTTGCAGTACCTGATGCCATTCCCATTCTTGCATATTTACTTATTTTATATTCTGTACTTGTACTACTATATGCATTTTTATAATTCACTATAGCTCCATAACCAGAATCATTAGTGTAAGTAAACAATATTCTTGGGTCAAAACCACAACTAAAATTTCTTTGTGTTGTACTACTATTTCCTGCATATTCAAAAAACTTAGTTTCTGCATTTGAAATATCAGTCCAAACATAAGCCATGTAATCATCACCAATTCCTGCACCTGCTTCATCATCACTTCCTATGATAATTGTAGAAGAATTAGCTTGATTTCCAACAGTAGTACCTCCTGTTGAATAACCACCACCATCTAATATTTCATTATTATTACTAGATTTCCAATAATTAGTACCAATAGGTGTAGCACTTCTAAAACTTGTTTTCCAATTAGGATTATTTTGGTCTGTTTGTTGCACAATAATTAATCTAGGCTCACTATTTAACCCATGTCCAACAGTTTGGTTATCTCCAGTACCAGTCCACTTCACAATAGAGAAACCCATGTCAGGATTGGCTTTCACTTGTGATGTAATTGTACCATCTGTATTTGATGCATAACTATCAGCTGCATAAAAAGAAAAAGCTATCCAGTCTGTACCATTTTTATTAATACCAACTTGAGTATTATCTGTGTGTGTGTTTGTAGGAATTTCAAATCCATCATCAGTAAAATTAACACAATTTGTACTCCCATTATGATTTATTGCATAATTATAGTTAGTGTATAATATTTTTTCAGGATGGTCTCTGCTTACTAAAGCATGGTAATCAGTATCTTGGGACATAAACATTACAAAGTCAGGAGGATTACTTAAACCTGATAAGGTTCTTGTGCCTGTATTACCAGTGTATTCAGCAACACCTATCCAATTTGGAGAATCAGATACACCACCTGCTATTAATCTTTTAGATAAACTCATAACTTACTACACTTTTTTTAGTTGATAAAGCATTTATTTCAGATTCACTAGTATCGTGGTTTGATAATATTGCTGCTCTTGCATCTTGTATATCTTGAGGAATATCTATACTTCTTTCAGCACTTCTTATTACATACCAATCTGTTTCTGCCAACTTTTCATTAGTGTAGTTTCTTAAAGATTCTATTTTGCTTTCTTTTAATTCAGCTAAAGTTTCATTAAAAACAATATCTTCAACACTGTAAGTAAACACTTCATTATCTGAATCAAAATAAATGTCACCAAGATTTTGAACTTTATTATCATAATCAGGACTTACTACATCATAAAAACCATATTCTTTAGCTTCTTCATCTGAAAGAGTGTTAAATCCTCCGATTATGTTACCCCAAGATTTTGGTAGTTGACTATATATTTTTATTTCTCCGTTTATTTCTATTGCTTTCATTTTATTATTTTAATTTATTATGGTGTTGGGTCACTAGCATAAGCTGCTACTGAGTAATGATAAATTTTACTACCTGCTGAATCATCTGTACAAACTATTTGAATTAAATTGTTTGTCGTTCCATCATATGCTGTTGTTCCTACTAAATTAAAAGTAGAACCTGTCTCACTAAATGTAATTGTATAATTTCCTGTTAAGATTAAATCAATTACTTGTCCTTGTACTGCATTGCTAAATGTAAATGTTGCATTTCCACTTGCAGTAGCAGTAAATGTTGTTGCTGCACTAAAGTCTAAGGAAAAAGAACTTCCACTTCCTAAAGCACTTAATGTTGTGTATCTATTTTCTAATTTAGCAAATGTTACATTGTCATCTGCTATGTGTACTGTATCTACTGCTCCATCTGCTATTTGAGCAGAATCTACTGCGTCATCAGCAATCATAGCGTTTTCAACAGCATCATTAGCTATTGTTAAAGCTCCTGCTGATACAGTTGCGTCTCCACTTATAGCTAGTGTTGACCCATCTCCAAATAAAGCATACACTTCATTGAAGTTATCATTTGTTTTGTCCATAGCGGTTCTTAACGGGTCTCCTGTCCCGTCATTCGCTGAAGTACCTATTCCTATTGCTTGTTTTGCCATTTTTTATTTATTTTAATATACTGTTGCATCTGCTGTTAAAGTTGTGCTATCTGCACTAAATAATGTCGTATCTACTGTCAAGTATGAGCCGTCTGCATCAAAAGGATATATTATACCCCATCCATTTGCTTCATTAACGTTTCCAAACCAGCTTACACTATATATTGAACCGAACGACATCTTTTATCTTTTTTAAATAACTACTTAATTTAAATTCGTTTTCTTTTTTTGGCTTGTATGTCTGCTTGTTATCTTTCATAAAACCCAATTAGTAAAATTAACATCTCTCTCAGGATACATTCCCCCATCTTGACTTCCTATATAGTCAGGATAAAGGTCTAAATTATCATCCATATAATCTATAAATCTTTTAGCATAAAAGTCTGCTGTTTCTGTAGCGTGTTTAGTTAATTTAGTTATTTCACTTTCTGAAACAGAAGTTGCATTTTCGCTATTATGTTTATATATACCTCCATTTGATATTTGATAAGCAGCATAAGGTAAATATGTTGCTTGTGTGTACCAAATAAGCATCGGTTTAATGTATGTATTGATTAATGTTTCATTTACACTCGACAATGTACTATTTATTACTTGAGTTTGTAATGCACTATAAAATCTTGTACCTAAATAATTTTGTATATAAGTATCTTGTGCTACTTCTACAAACTGTATGAGTTTATCAGTATCTACATTACCATCAATGATGGATTTTCTTTTTAATTCTTCTAATGTAATAAATAATGCTTTCATTTGTTATAATTTGGATGATGTCCTCTGTTTGCCATATCTTTTGGTGCAATTTCGACCTCAGGAGCGTTTTTAGGCTCTTTTAAGCCATCTTTTATTGCTTCTGCTTCACTAACCAGGTTATTATCAGAAACCTTCTTCTTATATACCTTTAATTCCCAATAGTGATGACAATTTACACCGCCTTTATACTTAAATAATGAATAGTTCTGTCCTTTATGACCTAATTCTTTATTTATACCTCTAAAAGACATCATATTTATATCTTCTTTTCTAAATACAAGATTTTGACCTGTTAATAGCTCCATTCTTTGACAAAAACGTCTGCTATCTGCTGAATTTCTTACAGGACCATAAGAATATCTAACCTTATATGTTGAATTGTCTTGTGAAGACACCTTATTAGGTTTAGCATCATCTTTTGACACTTCTGCAAGTTTAGTAAAGTCAAATTCTGCTTCTGTATCTTCTACTTTCTCTGTGTGAATAAGTTCCCAGTCATTTTCATCTATTTTTTCACCTAAAATCTCTAATTGACTTAATAAATCATCACCCTGTTCATCATCAAAGTCATTTTTCTCTTGTGATGATAGTTTTTCACCTGTTTCTTCCTCTCTTTTAATCTTTGTTTCAATGTTATCAAGTTCTGTAAACTCAATTGGTTGTAGAGTAACAAAGTAAAGGTTTAAACTTATACCGTTAAATGCTAATAACTCGTTAAATGAGTTGATTAAGAGTGTCTGAAATGGTCTAATTACAATATTATCCATTAAAACTGATGCAGTTCTTAATTCTTCTGCATTATTTCCAAAACCAGTATTATCTTTTATACCAAGAAGTATAGGAGAAACAACACCGTGACCAATCATTATCTTTTCTCTTGATTCTTTAGCTAAAAAATCATATTGTGCGTGCGCATCAGGCAAATGAATAGGTTCTACTGTAGATTGATTCTCTGCATTATCGTTAAATGCTAATATAAATCTACCTGCGTTTGATGATCCACTAAACTTTTCATATATCTTTCTTTCAATCATCTCCTGTGCTTCATCACCTGGAATACCATTGTTAAAGTTTAATAATAATGATGGCTGTAAACCATTCTGTATGTTATTAATATGATAGTTTGATACTTCTTCTTCTAAATTACAATACTGTAAACATCCTTGATAATCTACAGGTGAGTAATAATAAAAACCAGCTCTATATGGCTTTATCATATAAATTTCTACAGTTTCACTTTTTCTACCGTGTTTAAATGCTGGTATTCTTTTAGGTTTATCTGCAGGTTTTAATTCTTTCCATTTTGGATGATAGTAATATCCAGTTATTTTACCATCTTTTGCTTTTTCAGCTCTAAGTGTTTCAGTAGGAAAATGTTTAAGCTGCATTATCTTAGTTTTTCTTTTATTATATACAACTTGTATAGATGCTTGTCCAAGTAATTTTAAATCTCCTACAATTCTTCTTACATCAACATCTTTTAATATTTGTTGCATTTGTCCAAACTGAACAGCATTATCTTCTGAATCTGTTGCGTTTAATCCTCTACCATAAATCAGATCAGTAATACCATTAATACATCTTGAGTTTGTTGGACTACCTGTATATCTTTCTATGATGTCACCAAAATAATTATTGTCGTCACCATATTCTACCCAATCATATCTGGTAGATTCTTTTATGCTTGGTACTTCATACCCTGCTAAATTTATTACTTTTACTTTGTTCATATTACAATATATTTTTGGTCATCCGTATCAGTTCCAACATACTGATTATATTTATTACTATTTAAAGTGTGGTCTGTTGTATTATCTGTTTGAGATGTGCAATATGCTTTACCTCTGTATAATAAAGTACTTCCTTGTTTAAGTTCAAACGAATAACTGTTTTCTGCAGTTAAAATACTAAAAGCAATAGACATCTCCAAGTAATTACCATTAGATGATAATGAAGATGTAATGCTGTTTATTGTTTGAGTTTTTCTTGTACCGTCTTCTACGATAACCATAGATAAGTCACTTGCAACTGTATATACTCGTGGTATTATACTTATTGTTTGAGAATCTGTTGTTGGTGATAATCTTATCATATCTATATAACTCAATATGCTTAATTATGTTCAAAAAAAAACAGGCAAATTGCCTGCTTTTCTTTTAAGAACACTGTATATTTTACCAATCAGAACCTGGTGTGACAGTAACAGTTGCACTTGCCATACCTGCGTATGGGTCAGCTGCTGTAGGTGAAGCTACAAAGTTAGCTGGTTTAGTTTCCATTGCGGTAAGAGTTAAAGTATATCCACTTAAATCTCCCATAGCAGCACCAGTTACAACTGTACCTCCAGATACATCTGCACCGTGTTCAAGTCCTACAACCATAACGTTACCGTTATAATCTTCAACAGCAACGTGAGGTCTTCCATAAGCTAACAGTTTTAATTCTT